ATCAACAAGGTGATTACCACTAATTGGCTACGGTACCGTTATGGTATCATGCCAATTATGTATCTCATTGAGGATGCTGTTGTGGGACCGAAGATTAAGCTCGTGCGGGATACCGCACGGGGACATGCCAGTTACTCCGATAGCGGAAGTTACTCTGAGACGAAGTCGGCAAATTTCTATTCCGACGAGTATCAGGTTGACTGGTCCTACGACCTAGAAGTCAGTGCCGGTATTTTATACCGTCCTGACTGGTCGTTGAACCGTTATGGCATATCCATCAAGGAAATCCCTGGCGCAGCTATAGAGCTAATACCCTATACCTTCGTTGCGGACTGGTTTGTCAATTTGAGTCCATTCGTGAACTCAATTGTCATGCCCCTTGGAGTTAAGCAGCTAGCCTCTTGGACTGTTACACGTGAAACGCACCGATCCACTCTCGACGTTCAGTCGACGTGGGTTGGGACGTCATCGTATACCAATCTAAAGAGCACTTCTGGTGGTTACACCATTGAAGTGGAGTTCACTTATAGGTCTCCTGGTGTGTCTCGGGGTTTGGTGCCTCGCTGGACGTCGATCAAACAGATCGGCTCGGATAAGCGTCTTTTTGACGCTTATGCGCTAGCTTGTAACCTTCTCCCTAAGCTCATTACCAGGTCCTGGCGGTGAACATTCAGCCCTCTGCTTCGGCAGAGTACTTTAAACCTAAGTTGAAGATGGAGTAGTCAATGAGCGTTACGCTCAATACGAAGGCATACGCCTTCGATACCAACCCCACCCCAGACTCGGGGCGTCATGTCGGCCCGGCACAGACCGCTTCTGTCAAAGATTACTTTGACCTCAAGCGGACCAAGGCCAAGCCGACAGCAACGTTCCCGGGCATGGTGCGTGCAAGCGTCAAGTTCGTCCGTACTGTCACCGTTGGAGGTGAGGAGTACGACGCATTCTTCGAAGGTAGTATTGCATATCCCGCTGGGACTGCAGATGCCGACGTCGATGCGTTGAGGGACGATGCTGGCGATTTCATTATCGCTAGCAACGGTGGGAATCTCTTCAAGAAGCACACAATCGTTCAGTAAGAGGCACATCGTCGTGTATAATAACGACTTTAGAGGTGGCGAACCTAAAAGGTACCACTTCGTCCTCAATCGCTGGGTCGTTGTGCTGATCATTCTGTTACTCACTTTGTTCGGTCGCGATTTTCTCGCTCCGATCATTCGTGCAGTTAACATCGTGACGGGTGCAATCGTTCCGGCGTTCTGATGTTTGGGTGCTGTCTTGGAGTTCCGGCATGCCGGAATCCCACTTGGATACATGTATCATCTTTCACCTTCATGTAAGGAGTTTGTAATGTCTACGTATGTTCACGTTTACCCTGTGTACGAGATGTACCT